AATGGCTTCTTGCCGCACTTACTAATAGTTCTCTCATATTAATCTCCTTTCTTTGAGTTAAACAAACTAATGAGTCTGTCTTTATCTATTTTAAACCACTCATTACTTTTCTTATCACAGAATTTTTTTATATATCCGTGCATTTTTCTTTCTTCCTCTGCAACATTTGTTACAGCTTTTTTATCAACAAGATAGTAGTCTTGAAATGGGCTACCTGTTTGATAATTTTTAAGTCTACTTTCAGCAGAGTTTATAGACATTCCTATTTTAAACCAACCTTCTTTTTCAAACTCTAGTCGAGTTGCTATATATAATTCACCTTTAACATTTTTGTCTTTAGCCATTTCATCTAATTCATTATGTGAGTAAGCATCATCGAGTGACTTATAATTTCCCGGTTTATGAATAGGATTTAAATCACCTTTTCTTTTACCTTTAGGTTTATTAACATATTTAGGAATAACTTTTCCATTTACTATCATGCGAGTGAGATTTTTCTTAGCATGAGATTCAACAGTCTGTACAGGCTTGCCATTTTTATCAACATACCAATGCACACCATCAATAATTTTGGAATTTCCCCTTGTGTAGTTAGAATAATCTATTTTTTGTTCATTTTGCATAATTTACTCCTTTCATAAAAAATTTTCTTTGTTTTAAAGACCCTCAGAGGGGTGAAACGTACCTTCCGAGGGGTTTACTACCTGAATTATGATGACTGTATGTCTACAACCTCGCAAACTCCAGCACTACAAGCTAACTCTTTTGAGCCTGATGTAGTGTCCTCTTTTTCAAAATTCTGTAGTAATTTCCAATTTACACCATTTGGCATACGCTTGTCAAGTCTTTTATACTGTTTTTCTGTAATTTCTTGATAAGGTGCTTGAGCATACGTATGGTCACTATGAGGTAAAAATGATATTCCTGATACAGTTTCAAAATTTTTATAAACCCACGCACCTACATCCAACCATTCATCTTCTTTTACTGTTATGGTAACAGATGGTTTATGCTCACACCAATATTCTTGATAAGTTTGCCATAGATTTAATTGGTCAATAGCAGACATCTCATTTCTAGTGATAGCATATTCAGGTGACTTCATAGGAAAACTGAATACTGTTGTGCTGTCAGGTTTCATAACATCAGGTTCATTAGGTATTTTACTATTAACCATAAACTGCGTAAGTGGGTCTTTATTATCACCACGCACAGTACGAACATAATATTTACTGTGACGAGCATGAATACCACTTGCACTATCTACGAGTTGAGAAACAGTACCACTAGGTTTAACACAGGTGATAGCAGTTGACTGAGGTATACCTAATTTCTCAGCAAATGTTTTATTAGTTGTAATTGCTTTTTCTTTTAATTTAGTCAGTAAATTACCAAGCCGACTATCATCATATATTTTATGACCTTCTTGAGATAAGACACAATCTCTAATACTAAAAAGTTCATTGTCCATAATACCTGTTAAGGAAACACCCAACAATCTTTCTTCTTCTGTATTCTTTTTCCATATTGACCGTAAGTATTTAAAGTCAGTAAATGTGGATTGAAATGTTCCAAGTATTGTAGCCATCTTAACTTTATTCAGCATAGTTTTTTCTGTGTCATCATAACGAATGACCACTTCAGATAGATTACAGAATTGATAAGGTCTTAATATAATTTCACTACAAGGATTACAACCAAACTCATAGTCTGTGTATCTTCTTCCATTTCGACTTGCTTGTTTGACTGCCGACTTACGATTGAATATACCACGTTCTCCTGATTTACTTTCCACTAAAGACATCCACTCACGCATGAATGTTTCCATCTCAGGTTTATTCCTATAAGCCACACTATTATTAGCCAATGCTCGTTGTCCTTCCGTTTCCCACCATTGTCCTGACTTAGCATGTCGCATTTGGTCATCACTTAGATTTGAAAGACTGATGAGAGCAGAACGTCTTACACCACCAACAACAACAACCTCACCTACCTTACACATTATATCGTGACATTCAATAGGATATAGTTGTCTACCTGCAGCGTTTTTAAATATACTTATACAGAAACGATATAAGTCAATTAAAGGTTCAGGACCTGATGCTCGACCACCAAATGTTTTTAATCTAGCACCAGCAGGTCTAACATCTTCTACATCTAATTCAGGTATTTGTCCTACGTAAAGCATAGCTATGAGTTCTCTCAAGGCTCTTGCCCAACCTGCTCTTGAATCGGCTACTCTAATTACTGTTGTGCTATCTTCAAAATGTTCATTAACTATAGGTAACTTATCAACATTTTCTCGTTCAACAGAAAAACCTACTCCTGTACCACACATAAGAATATACATACATTCGTCAAAGGCACGAGGACTGTCCACAGGAAGATAGGAACAGTTGTATCCTGCAACATGACATTTATCAAGTGCCTTACCTGCTGTCATTAATGCTCTCATACTTGGCATTACATGTAAGTCAGAAATATAGGCTCTTAAATCTTCATATAGTTTTTCAGGAATGATATAGTCGTGTTTTTCTTTTAAGTGATTAGATATATTGAATAGATACCTCTCCACAGTTTCTGACCATTCTTCTCGTCTGTTTTCTTCAGGCAACCATCTTGCATAACGAGATAATGCTATAAAATTTTGATAATCCGTTGGTAATTGTTTTCCTATATTATTATTTGTCATATTTTCACTCCTGTAATATTCTTATGTTTTTTATATCTACACCATTTATATCGTGCATAACTTCAGTTAATGTTTCTTCAAATTCTTCTACTACTTGCCCATCAGAAGGAACTGCATACTCATCAGGGTCAACAGATAAAGTTACAAATATCTTAACCTTAATCTTCTCCATAGTCAATATCCCATCTATAAAATATATGGTCATCTATTCTGACTATATAAGTTTTACTACTAGCCCATTCAGGTGTAACATAATGAGCATGATAGTGTGTTGCACCTTCAACTACATCAACAACATTACCATGATAAACTTCGTGAGCAATTACTTGAGCATACTCCCACGCATATTCTTCTCTAGGTTTATCACTCTTGCCATCACAATACCAACTAAACTGACAACGATTCTTAATAGGGTAGTCAGGTTTCCATGAATACGTTGGTCCTTGTTTAACAACTTCACACACAGTATCAGGGTATCTATCATCATAAACCCTATTCATAGTTACCTGTGCCACAGCTATTTGACCAATAGCATTTTGATTTTTAGCTTCATGGTAAACATTAAGTGCTAAACATAATAATGCTTCGGCTATCATTTTGTTATCTCTAATAACTTATTTAAGTACCATTGTGCTTTTTTCAAGTCTTCTACACCATTTTTATATTTATATCTCCATAAATATTTAAGAATGTTTCCTTGTAGGTATTGTTCAAAACCTTCACCTGTACAAGCCTGAATAGCATCTATACATTCAATACCATACTGATTATAGTGAGGTGGGTGATTAACCATGTCATTAGTTGTATTTGTTTGAAATAGTTTTTCCGTACCACTATTCAAAAATAAACCATCTGTTTTCTTTTGATAATCCATAGCATTTTTATTCCAATTAATATTTTGTTTTTTCATTATGCATTTCCTTTCGTTTTAGTTTTAAAGTTTATTTTTATAACATTATCCTTTCTATCAACAATAGGATTATCCGAGAAAGTTTTATCAATGTCAACAATAGAATCATTAGCTACTGTAAATTCTTCTAAATGGTCTCTAAAATCCTCATCTATATTACTCAAAATAACTGCATTACACATTAACTTACAGATACCGTATAAACTTTTTTGGTCTTCCATACCTAAAGGTGATGTTTTATTATGCATAATACTTGTATACAAACCACCTGTCCATCGTTTACCATCTTCTGATAAAACAGGGCTTATGACAATCGTAAAATCTTCAACTCTTATATCTGACATTTTTTATCTCCTTTTTATTTTATTATTAGGAAAACATATAAACTTAGGATACTTATCCTTTTTACCCTTTTCCTTCAACCAATCTTCAGGTATTATTCTGTCATAATATCTAAAGTCATATTTTATACACCACTCTGCATAAGAAGTTTTAGCACCTTTTCTTAATTTAGACTTACTGTTTGTAAACACAAATCGTATGTCTAATTTAGGATGTTGCTTTTTTATACATAAATGTTTACGTCTATCAGCAACAGTAAATCTACCTTTTGTTTCAATAATTATTCCATTATCTAATACAAAGTCAGGGGTATAGGTACGATAAGCAAGGTCTTCCCATTCTATCTTAATCTTTTCGTATAAAAAGTGTATCTTATTTTTTTTAAGATATTTGGCAACAACATCTTCCAAACCACTCCTATACCCATTTTTACGTGCCACCTGTGTAGCACTATAAGCAGACATTTTTAAAAGTTATACCAACGTATATTTGAGCCGAAAGGTAAACCATCAGTATATCCTAATGCTTTCATTTCATCACGCACTAGTTTTTCTGCTTCTTTACGTTGCTCAATCGCACTACGCAAACCTTCAGTTCTACGTTCTCTGTATTCTTTTTTCATTTCATACAGTTCTTTCTCTTTTTCTTTTATTATTTCTGCCATTTCGTCTACACTATTTGTCATAACATTACTCCTTTCCTATTGATATATATTGAACCATCTTAGGTTCTTTAGCAGATGACTTTTGAGCAGGTAATACTTCTAAGGTTTCCCAACAAGCCTGTCTAAAGTCACAAAATGTGCAACTCTTGTTTAATACCATATTACCTGTTGGTTTCCCTCTAAAATATTCAGGTTCAGGTTCAAAACAACGCACTAATTCTTTTCTGTCTACTTCTTTAATAGTCTTTTTAATCTTTGATATTTCTTTTTCTATGTTGGTATCACTAGCAGGAACATATTTAAAACGACCATTGGTTTTATTGACAACCCACCAACCACCTATTTTTTTATCACTTGCGACTGCATACCCTGCAAGCTGTCCTACATAACCAAAACTATCTCCTTTAGATAAAGAATCAAAAGATTCAAACTTGTATTTATAAGACCAATCAGAAGCTGATTTTACATCATCTACTGCACCATCTATAACTAAATCATATGTTCCTGAAATTAAAGTGTCATCTATAGCCAAGTGTACTTTCTCACTATCTTGATACTCCACACCTGATTCTTTTAACAAACCTTTAAATATAGCTTCAACAACATCCCCAATCATCATATTCATAATAAATGTATTAGGTTTTGGTAATGCTTTTTTTGGATGGTTTTTCTCAAACCACAGTTGGCATGATGGTCTTCCTATATTAGACATTCGCAGACTAAATTCATCTCGTTTTTTGGAAGAGGAGAATTGACGATACAAAGCATCTTTGATGTCGTTTGTAATCTGTTCTATTGTGCTGTCGGACATAGAAGTTTTACCCTCTACAGCATCTTTAAGATACTGATGTATTGCCAATTCTGCTCGATGATGCATTATTTACTCTCCTCATCCATTTCAATGTCGACAAAGCCATCAACTATGTCCTTATCTTCATCTGAAATATCTTCTTCTACTACATTTTTCTCCCATTCTTTAACTACCCAACCATTATAGTTTTCAATAAATTCTCTGAATTGAGTAAAAAGCACTTGGTCTTCATCTGTAATATCTACAGTTTTTGTAGTATCGAGTGTAGGAACAGGAGTATAAAAACTGTTCCCATTATTCATAACATTCTCTTGTGTTACAATAGAAATATTATGATTGATTGGAATTAATTGCTGTTTAGCAAGAGAAGTAAGAGGAATACCCATATTCTTAAAACCTGTGGCATTGTCTATCTCCCATATAAAAGGTGTTTCTTCAAACTTTACTTCATTTAAAGTAGAGTCAACAACCTTACCTACATAGTTTATTTTACCAAACAATGCTCGTACTCTTTTAACAGATTTAATTATGTTTCTTACTTCTTCAGGAAGACTATTCCAATCTCTCTGAAAACCTAGAGGTCTTCCTAAATTAAATGTACCTAATGTATCTTTTAAATCAATATTAAGATTGTCAGAAAATACAGACTTACCGTATTTTTTCGTATCCATAAAAAACTTTTTATACATAAATCGTTGCATGAAAATTCTTACAACAACACTTTTACCGTAAAAAACATTCTCATCTTCAGGTAAAGAAAGTTTAAAAGAACCTGCTTCCATTATTTCTTCCTTAACTTTTTTACCATCAATTTTTGAATCTCTCATAATAGATTCATTTTCTATTTTTAATCGTGGCAGTTTAATTACAGAGGTTGAGTCGTTATCCAAACTAATACCCATAGCTTTTGCCATTGCACTATAATTATTACTGTCTATACTCTTAATTGATAATTCACCGTTCATATTTTTCTCCTTTTCTAAAAATGGTTTCTAGTTATATCATGCTACGTCTTGCATGTCAAGCCAATTATTTCCTATTTTAGCTTCTAACACTAATGGTACATTTAATATAATATTAAAGTTCGTATTTATCAAGTCTATCATATCTTTATTTGTTTCCTTTATTAAATTTATAATCTGATTTTCTTCATCAGGATGTACATCAATTACTATTGAATCATGTACTGTATTTACCACACATGACTGTAGGTTGTCAAGTCTTTTATCTATTTCTATTAAAATTAATGGTACAATATCTGCTGTCGCAAAACTCTGCACAGGAAAGTTTTTAATTTGAGTAAAGTATGTAACCTTCCCATTAGGTAGCCTTTTCACTTCAGGAAACGAAAATTCTCTTCCTGACGGTGTTGATATTTTACCTGTCGTTACAGCTTCTTTAGCCAATTTGGTATGCCAAAGTGCGATGCCTTTGTACTTTTCCGTGAACTGTTTATAATACGTTGCTTCAGCAGGTGTCCTCCCAAACCCTGTAGCACCGTAGAGTGGTGCGAATGTGTGGGCTTTCGCTTCTTGCCTACTAATTTTTTGACCACCTTCAGTAATAATCTTGGCAGTATAGCTATGTACGTCAAAGCCATTTTCAATCTCCTTCATTGCTGTTTTATCCTGTGACAAAAATGCAGCAGTTCTAAACTCTAATTGAGCAAAGTCAGCTTCCATTATTTTGCCACCTTCCCATCGTGATACAAATACCTTCTTAACAGGGAATGTACCACCTCTAGGCATATTCTGCATGTTAGGGTCTGCTCCACTAAATCTACCTGTAGCAGTTCTGTGTTGTAATAACTTAACATGCAATAAACCATCTTCTTTTATATGCTTTTGTATTCCTTCAACAAAAGACGATAAATAAGTTTCAAGTGCTGATAGACGTTTTAAATCCTCTAAAAAATCTACAGCATCTCCCATGTCATTATGTTTAGCAATATGCTGTACAATATCTAGCTTATCTTTACTAACACTAAACCCATTGTTACTAACCCATTTGGAAGTAGGTGGTGCAAATCTAAGACCTGCAACTTCATTTGTAGGTAGAAATAAATACCCTAAAGCACTACATTTATCACATTTACTTTCTTTAGCAAAGGGTTTGCCATCCTTCTTTGTCTTTCTTATCTTACCATACCCATAACACACAGGACATTTCTTAGCTACTGATTTATAGACTATGCTAGAATGTTCTTTAACCTTGCTTTTAAATTCATCCTTTTCCATATAAGGTGTAAAGTTATTTTTCCACATAGCTTTATCCTTTGGCTTTCTACTAAACACAACCCACGATAACTGTTCAGGACTGTTTAGATTA